GATGTATTTTAATAATTGTATACAATCCGCAAACCCAGAGCCAGTGCGGAAACTCGGTTTACAATCACAAAATAAGGCACTTGTCAAGGGGTAAATTTAACCTCTTTACAAGTGCCTATCCTGGATCCGGTTTAGATCCTGAGAATTAGTTATTGTATTATGATATAATCTGATATATAATGATATTTGAAAGGAGGTACTTAAGATGCTTAAGGCTAACTTAGAGGCTGAGCTTGAGGCCAGAGAGCTAGAGCTCTATAAGGTAGATCAGGATATCTGGAAAATAGCTAATATAATTTCTGGACTTAATAAGCAGCTGGAGATCCTGAGAGTTAATAAGGCAGCTATAGAAAGTAAGATTGATGATATTAAAGATCAGATGGAGGTATAAAAGATGGCAGTAAAATTTATTGATGGTAGTAAGTTATTTATAGTAAGGGAGTACGCAACCATGAGAGACGGACAGACTTTAGTTAAGATTTCAGATAGAGATGGTAAATGTATATGGGTATCAGTAGATTGTTTGGAGGTATTTGTAGGATGATTAAAGTTGAAAGTAGTTTTATACCTGGAGAGGATGAAATTGGATTAGAAACTCATGTAACAGTATTGCAACCTAACACTAAGATTTTACCACAGGAGCTGGTAAATTATGTTTTATCAGTGGAGGTATATGCTTTATTAAAAGAGCTATATTGGAAGGATGCAGACATTGTAATTACTGCTTTTGAGAAATTAACTGAGGAGGTTAAAGATAATGATTAAACAGATTTCAATTACAATAGAAGAGGAGCAGCTGGCTTATCTGGATGGCCTAGCAGAGATAAATGGTAGATCCAGATCTAGTATGCTTAATTGGTTACTAAAGATGGCTGAGGCCTCAGATAATGCAGATTCAGAGGAGGATGATTAATGAGAATAATTGTTAGTTTTAATGGTGGAGGTCTTACTATAAATTTTGAAAATATAACTAAGATTATTAATAATGGTGATCACATTACATTGGTTGGTTTAGATTTGGCTATTGTTATAAATTCAACAGAAATATGTAGAGTGCCAACGGTAATAATTCAGAAAAGCTGGCTATTAACTGCTAATGAGGTATATTTTGATACACGTATCGAGGAGGATGACTAATATGGAGGCTTATAAAATAAGATTTATTAAGAGCTCAGTTTAGTACAATGGCAGCATATATTAATATATTAAAACTAGGGCAATATATGAGAATATAAATTTAGAGGAGGGTAACTAATGGCTAGAAGAGCACGATTAAGCTGGGATAGAGCAGAATATACTCCATCAAATATTAAGGCCATGATAGAGGCTGGTAAAGTAAAGGAAGTGCGAAAAGAATATACCAGGCTCAGAGATATAGCCCAGAAGAGATTAAAAAGACTTGCAGCAGCTGGATATAAAAACACGGAAGTATACCAGCGCAACTATAAGCACTATCCACTACTCAAGAACATAAAAAGCAGCTCAGAGCTGGCACAGAGGCTATCAGATCTGAGCAGATTTATAGAGAGTAGGAGATCCACAGTAAAGGGTATAAAGGATACCAGGACTCAGGCCTTAAGGACTCTACACGAACATGGCTACAAGTTTGTAACAGAAGGGAATTATGGAGAGTTTGCACAGTTCATGGATTCATACAGAAATAATCTACTTGATATGGAGTATGACTCTGGAGATGCTGCAGACTTATTTGGAGTAGCAGTAAAGCATGAGATAGATCCAGAAAAGATTAAAGAGGATTTTGAGTTTTGGATGGAAAACTTAGACGTAGCAAAGAGTCTTAGAAAAGCTAGAAAAACCACTGGTAATTATTCAGCTTTCTATGATAAAGCATGGGATAAGGTAAAGGCCAGTAGAAAGGCTAAGTAATGACTATTACTTATGAGGATTTTGATTATAACTGGTTTAGGGATCTTCCAGTGCAGAAACGCAAAAAGGGCAATCAATCCAGCAGCCAGAAATACTATTACAAGGATATCATTACAGCCTTTGATATAGAGACTACATTTATTAAAGAGATTGATAACAGTGTAATGTATATCTGGCAGTGGCAATTTGGATCCAAGTGTACTGTAATAGGTAGAGACTGGTATAGCCTCAGAAATTTTTTTGAAAAGTTAAAGGAGATCCTTGGAGATGATCGGTTAGTTATATTTGTTCACAATTTATCCTTTGAGTTTCAATTTCTCTCAGGTGTCTTTTCCTTTTCTCCAGATGATGTATTTTGTATGGATCATAGGAAAATACTAAAGGCTACTTATAATAAGTCTTTTGAGTTTAGGTGCAGCTACTTACAGACAAATATGTCCTTAGGTGCCTTTTGTGAAAAGATGGGAGTGCATAACTATAAACTCAAAATGAACTACTCCAAGCGCAGATTTTGGTATACTGATCTAACCCCTAAAGAGCTTGCATATTGTATAAATGATGTGCGTGGTTTAGTGGAGGCTATAGGTGTAGAGATGGAGAGAGATGGAGATACTCTTTATAGCCTCCCTTTAACCAGTACTGGATATGCCAGGAGAGATGCTAAAAGGGCTATGCGGAAAGTCTCTAAAACTTTCATTAAAAACCAGCTGCCTACTTTTGAGATATACAAGCTCTTAAGGGAGGCTTTCAGAGGCGGTAATACTCATGCTAGTAGATACTACTCTAACCAGATTGTTAAGGATCTAAATAGTGCAGATATCTCCAGCTCATATCCTAATGAAATAGTAAATAGCCTATTTCCAGTCTCTAAGTTTAGCTTAATAAAAAACTGCACAGAGGAAAAGCTCAAGGAGCTTATCTATAAGAAGAAAAAAGCTGTACTTATGAGGGTGAGTTTATTTAATGTAGAGCTTAAAGATGATCTGGTACCAGTACCATATATCCCCACATCAAAATGTAAAGGGATCTATAAAGGCACTTATGACAATGGACGTGTACTAACTGCTGAGACTATAGCAGAAATAACTCTAACTGATATTGATTATAAGATCATAAAGCAGCAGTATAATTTTGAGATGGCTATTATCACAGTAGCTAGTGCAAGATACGGAAAACTGCCAGCTCCATTAAGAGAATGTGTACTTGAGTATTATGTAGGTAAAACAGATCTCAAGGATAAACCCACTGATGCAGATCATACTAAGGAATTTTATAAACTGCTCTACGATAAAATGAAAAACCTCCTCAATGCACAGTATGGGATGATGGCTCAGGATCCAGTAAAACAAGATGTAAAATACTACTCTGAGTTTGAGGATCTATATAAAGATGAGATAACAGAGCCAGAGATCTTACTTAATGATCATAATAAAAGAGCTTTCCTTGCTTATCAATGGGGAGTGTGGGTAACTGCCAGAGCTAGAGAACATCTCCAAAAGGGTATAGATTTATGTGGGATTAACTTTGTTTACTGCGATACAGACTCATGTAAGTATATTGGGAATGATGTAGACTGGGAGATATTAAACAAGGAAGTGCGCAAAAATGCAGAGGCTAATCATACTTATGCTATAGATCCTAATGGTAAAAAGCATTACATGGGTATCTTTGAAATAGAGGATCACATTAAAGAATTTAAGACCATGGGAGCTAAGAAGTATGCTTATATTGATGATGAGGATAAGCTGCACATTACAATAGCTGGAGTGAATAAGAGGATAGGAGCTAAAGAGCTTAAGAGAGCAGCTGATAAACTTGGTAAGGATCCCTTAGAGGTTATGGCTCCTAATTTTAAATTTTTATATGCTGGAGGACTGGAGGCCAGATACTCAGATCATCCAGAGAGAGATGGAATAACAGAGTATGTAACTCCTGATGGTGTACCAATAAGGATAACCAGGAATGTGTCTTTGGTACCTAACACTAAGACTCTAGGCATAACGGAAGAGTATAGAGATCTTCTGGAGACAATACATAAAATAAATATTGACTTATAATATAATATATTATATTATGTTAGTGGGATCTTTCCCCGCCCCAAACACCAATTTCATATCGTAGTCTGAGTGATTACAAGTAGGGCTGATGCTGCAAACAAGAGGTCATGCAGCTAAGAGGACGGCGCACACTCATGCGCTAGGAGAGGCAGTTTCTCCCAGCTCTATTCCATCCAGCAGCAGATGGAGGTAACTATTAACCGACTTGTTAAGAGAATATGTGATAATCCCAAAACAGAAACAGAAACCAAAACAGAAACAGAAACCAAAACCGATACGGAGGAAGAAACTATGGAATTTCTAGCAACAAATAAGGAACTTACAAAAGAGGAAAAGTACTTTTTAACTAAGGCTCAGGACGTACAGAAAATGACTGAGGCTGTAGATCAGATTTTAGATCTATCTGCATGGGCTATCTATAAGGATAAGAATGCAGACGGAGAAGAGGTAGAGCTTTTTGCTATGCTTACAGAGGATGGTGATAAGTTTGCTACTAATTCAGCTACATTTATCAGTGCTTTCAGAGAGATCCTGGATATCTTTGAGCCAGCAGAGGTTAAGAGACTTAAGGTTATGAGTGGTACAAGTAAGAACAACAGAACTTATGTTACTTGTGCTTATGTATCTCCTACAGAGGATTGATAATATACAAGGCTGGAGCAGCTGCACTCCAGCCTTATTTTATAGGAGGTAATGTATACAATGATACAATTATACAATGAGCAAGGCTATGTTAACTTTCCAGCGATTATGGCACATGAGGCCATATTTATTTTTATATATGGAGGCCGTGGTACTGGTAAAACCTATGGAGCCTTAGAGTATTTTAAAGAGCATGAGCAAAAATTCATATACCTTAGGAGACTGGCTGCTCAGGTGGATATAGTTAAAAAGGATGATATGCAGCCGTTTAAAACTTTGAACAGAGATAAGGGCTGGAATATAAAGCCATTTCCAGTTAACAAATATATCAGCAGCTTTTATGATACAGATTATACAGAGGATGGTAAAGCTATTCCATCTGGTGAGAGCTATGGACTACTTACATCACTTAGTACATTTTCAAATTTGCGTGGAGTGGATGGAAACGACATAAAGGTTATGTGCCTGGACGAATTTATCCCAGAGCTTAACGAAAAGCCTATTAAGGGTGAGGCTGATGCTATATTTAATGCTTATGAGACTATTAATAGGAATAGAGAGCTTAATGGTGAGGATCCAATTAAGATGGTACTTCTTGCTAACTCTAATAGGATTGATAACCCTATTTTTATGGAGCTTAATCTTATTACAGTAGCTGATATGATGAGGAAAAAAGGCCTTGAGTATTACTACGACAAAAAGAGGAGAATGCTTTTAATTGACCTGGCTAAATCTAAGATCTCAGAGGAAAAAAGCCAGACTGCTCTATATGATCTGACCAGAGGCACAGAATTTTATAACATGGCTATCAAAAATACTTTCCTTAATGAAGAGAGAGGCAGAATAGCCACTAAGCCAATTAAGGAATATAAGCCAGTGTGCGCAATAGGTGAGATCTGCATATATAAGCATAAATCAAATGGGGAATACTACGTCACTGGATTTAAATCAGGATCTCCAGTAACCTATGGTACTGGTGAGAGAGACAGAGAGAGATTTAGAAAAGACTTTGTGCATATCTGGAGGGCATATATGAAAAAGAAAGTAGTATTTGAGGCGTATGTATATGAAGTAATATTTGACAAATACTATGATAGAAAGTAATATTTAATTAAGAGGCAGATAACTATGGCCAATAGCAGCCCCTGAAGGGTGGCCATGCACTTGCTAGGTGCTAGAATGGTTACTGCCTCTTTTTAAAAGCAAACAATGTATACAATAATACAATCTAAGGAAGGAGGTAGTACATGGATCAGATCTGGAGTGTTATAGGACAGTATGCTTTTCCTATTGTGGCTTGTGTAGTTATGGGCTGGTATGTAAAGTATATCCAGGACAACTACAGAAAAGATATTTCTGATATATCAGCAAGGCATAAAGAGGAGATGGATAAGGTAACTCAGGCACTTAATAATAACACGCTTGCTATCCAGAGGTTAACTGATTACATAGAAAAGGACAATGATTAAAGGTGTAGATATTTCTCATTGGAATGGAGCTATTGATTTTGATAAAGTTAAGGCCACTGGTATAGAGTTTGTTCTTATTAAGGCTGGAGGATCAGATAAGGGATTTTATACAGATCCTATGTTTATCACTAACTATAATAAGGCCAAGGCTGCTGGCTTGTTTGTAGGTGCTTATTACTTTGCGGGTAAGAATTTCAGAGGTACGGAGGCTGGCTTTGCTGATGCTCAGAGATTTATTAAGATCCTGGATGGTCTTAAATTTGAATATCCAGTATATGTGGATATTGAGGCGCAGGAAAACAGATATAAAGAAGAGATCACAGATGCTGCTGTAGCTTTTTGCAATATGCTGGAGAGTGCTGGATATTTTGTAGGTATTTATGCCTCAGATATTGCTGGCTTTAAGAACAAGCTAAACCATGAGAGGATAAAAAGCTATGCTCACTGGGTAGCACGTTACGGAAACGAGCCAGAAGTATGCAAGGATTTTGGAATATGGCAGCATTCAAGTAAGGGTAGGGTACCTGGTATTATTGGCAGTGTTGATCTGGATTTATCATCAGTAGACTATGCTAAAACAATTACAGAAAAAGGCTTTAATGGCTATGATAAGCCAGTAAAGAAAACCAAGAAAAAGGAGGCTAAATAATATGGCTTTTAATAATGAAGATATTTTGATTTTGGCTAAGGCTGGCTTTAATGCACAGCAGATCGCAGCTTTAAATATGGTAGGTGCAGCTCCAGCTCCAGCTCCAGCTCCAGCTCCAGCTCCAGCTCCAGCTCCAGCTCCAGCTCCAGCTCCAGCTCCAGCTCCAGCTCCAG